TCGAGCCACATGCAGCGGCATGAAGGGGAAGTCTTGCAGGTCGCAGTCTGGCTGCGTCAACGGCGCATGTGTCACCCTATAGCGCTCCTGATATTCTCGAATGCCGGGTTGCCGCGCAGCTTTTCAGCCTGGCGCAGGGCCGATACGATGGTGCTGTGATCGCGATGGAACAGGCGACCAATGGCGGGCGTCGACATGCCGCGCTGGCGCATGGCCTCCATGATCGCGAAACGGGTCCAGCAGATATGCCGGGTGCGGATTGGGCCGCGCAGATCGGCAACCGGGATGCCTGTGGCCTTGGAGGCGTTGTCGAGGGTGAAGATGGTCACAGCGGAGCTACCTCCACATTGAGCATCGGCGTGAACCCGTAGATCTTCTGAACGCTGGCCTTGGCGACCTGGCTATCATCTTTCCAGACGATGCCGTTCAATCCGTCCCCGACCGCTTTCAGGAGATTGTCTCCATCGGGGCGCCCGGTATGCCAGACCGTCGCGGAGACGCGCTTCTTTGACCAACTGGCTGGGTAGGGGAACACTGCCGTCACATGGATAGACAGCGGTCCCTCCAGCAGCGCTGTTCCGTTCATGGCCTGTCGCGCGGCGAAGGCGATCAAACCCTCATAAGCGACCGTCTTTGCTGGCGTGAATATGCGCACGCGACCGGCTACCATACCGACGCGAGCACGACCTTTCGCTATAGGCAAGCCGGGGACGGTGAAGATGACCATCAGATGTCGAAGCCCAACTGCATGCCCAAGGCGGCGGCATAGGTCGCCAGCAAGGCTTCAGCTTCCTGACGCGCATTCTTCTCCATCTTGCGGAGTCGAACGATCTTGCGCATCGTCTTCGGATCGTAGCCGTTCGCCTTGCTCTCCAGGTAGACATCCTTGATGTCGTCGCTAAGGCCCTTCTTTTCGCTTTCCAGTCGTTCGATGCGTTCAACGAACAAGCGCAACTGGTCGGCGGCGATATTATCGCTCATGCAAATTTCTCCTGATTGGCGAACCTCCCCAGCACGTCCCGCTTGATCGCGACCTTGCGCATGTCCCGCCGCCAAGCCTTGCGCACGATGTCGAAGGCGTGAGGAGTAAGACACATGGTGCGGCGGAGGTGGATTTCGGTCATGCGGCCTGCTCCCTGCGCTTGAGGCCGTTCTTGACCGCTCCGGCGCTCATACCGACCAGCTTGCCAATATCGGTATAGCTCAGGCCCTTGGCGCGAAGATCGGCAACGCGGACCTCCAGAGCAGGCGACCATCGGCTATAGAGCGAGTGGTTATTGCTGCGAACCTTGCGGGCGGCTTCAGAAATGGCAGTGTCGTGTCTCATGCCGCCACCTCACGGATATTGAGGCGAGCCAACCGGACGCGCAGGGCATCAATTGCCCGCTGCGCTTCATCCAGTGCTTCCGATCCGATGTCCCGCAACTCGCCATCATCGACGGTGCCGGGGGTTTCCAGATCGCCCAGCGCTGCGGCCAACAGGTGTGCCACCCGAAGGATGTGCGACAGCTTCTCGCCATCGCTGTATGCGTCTATACCAATCTCAACCAGCTTCATGCCGATCAGAGACAGGACACCATTGGCGAAGCGGCCATTCCATTCGCGGCAACCCAGCAGGAAGGCCGACACCGGCATTTCGGACAGGGCGTTGGAATAATCGCGGGCGCGGTCGTCGCTCTTGCCCAGAACGCGGCCCACATCAGTCCATGTTAGACGGTCCTCATCGCGGATTGCAGCAAGGTCATCGCCAATTTGTTGCAGCGCGGCAGAAACGGAAAAGGACGAGCGGCGCCCGTGGATTTGCGGTGTGGTGGTCATTTAGACGAATCCTCATGATGAAGATCGGAAACATTGGCGCGAGCGGGACCAGAGAGGGGGAAAGCGGCCCCGCTCGCGCTGCCTTCGGTGCGACCCTCAGGCATGGGGATGAAAATGAGCTGTTCAAAGACCGTGCAGCCCTCAACCTCGGATATGAGGAAAGGCGTGGTGCCCAGGCGATAGGCGAGGCTGCTTTGCATGTGCTAGGCCGCCTTTCGTGCGCTGTTGGCGCTGCGGGCAATGCTCAGCAGCATGTCGCGAAATTCAGGGGGCGTCCCAATGCGGGGCGCGCTATCGACGCCGCCACCTTTGGAAGCGACCTCACCACGGCGCTTGGCGCGCTCGATGCCGATCCGGGCGACGATCTCGGGGTCAAGGTGCATTTCCGTCTTGCCCCAGCGCAATTCCGGCAGTTCGACGCCAAACGCGTAGAGCCATGTAGGCTTGCGGGCATGGTGGCCATATTGCCCCTGCTCGACACAGCAGGTCCAACCGCCGATCATGTCAGCGGCAATCCACCCCCCGGCCCGCGGCGGCTTGTTCAGGCCGAAGCGCGCCCACGCATGGGACTGTTCAGGATGCTCCAGAATGCCGCCGAACGTGCGGACGGCTTCCAGAGCAGCGGCGAAGCAACCGCCGTCATCGCCCTTGATCTTCCGTTCGCCAGTGCGCTTTATCCACAGCGGCTGACCGGCCCACAGCTTGCCCCAACGCTGGCAGGGCGGATGTGCGACGACCGGAAACGGGCCAGCGTAGGAGCGGGCATCGCGCGCCTCGTCCCACGGGTCCACGCCGGGAAGGCTGAAATAGCAGCCGTCAGTTTCGACGTAGAGGGCAGCGACGCTTCCCATCCCTTACCCCTCCGCCAATCTGCGAGCGCTCATGCGGCGGCCTGCTTCGGCTGGCGCTTTTGGCCGCGCTCCATCGAGACCAGGCGCTCATGGGCGCGCTGAAGAATGTCGACCCGGACAGAGGACGATCCGCGCTCTATTTCCTCGATGCGATTGCCATTGCCAAACAGCAGCCGAGACACGGTGCTTATCGAGCGGTTATTTGCTTCCGCGTAAGCGCGAGCGCGTCGGATAACATCAGGAACGTTTGCCATGGCCGAAACATGTAATTTATTACACGAGCGGTCAAGTAAATTCTTACATTCACGCTTTACCCCGCATTGGTGGCAGGAACGGGGCATGGGCGTGAAGGAAAATATTCGCAAAATTATTGAGTCAGACCCAACGCTGACGGTGCGTGGCGTGTCGCTTGCAGCCGGCCTTTCGGACTCTGCACTGCACAAATTTTTGACTAAGCCGGATCAGTCCATGTCGATCTCCAACCTTGAAAAGGTGGCGGCCGTACTCGGCTTCCCGGCTGGCGACCTTTTTTATGAGGGCGGGGTGGGGCCAGAGCCTACTGAAGCAGACCTCCAGAATATGATAGCCCGCGCGCTTGGCGAGGTTGTGCCTGGAACGCCCCTCTCGGGCTATCCGCCAGTTGTTGCCTCAAGTTTGCGTGACCAGTTAGCGCAATTTCGAGCGAGCGGCGGGTATCGAGGCAATTCGGATGCATCGACCGCTCCCGGCATAGGCGCTCAACCTCCTGCTCCCACCACAAGAGACGGGCAGGCAGAATCGCGCACCCCATAAGGCAGGTACGGCACCCGATTTCGCACGCAGGCTCAGCCAGAATGTCCACCGCCTATCTCCATTATTGTTCCCCATTCGTTCTTATCCGAGTCGGGGTAAATAGGAAATTACTTCGCGGCCTTTTGCGCAAAATGAGGAGGATTAAGTTGTGGATAGGATGCGGCATAGGGAAAATTCTCCGGCGAATAGCGCTATTCCAGATCAGGTATGAGACCCAAACGGAGACGGAAATGAAAACAGACACAGACGAACCGAGGCGTTTGCGCACTCCGCCACCCCGCCCGCCAGCCATCAGCGCCGAAGCAGAACGCAAAGCGCAGTATGAAGAAATGATTTATAACATTCTTCCAGCCATTCCGATCTGGGAATACCCAAACTGCAAACGCACATCTGGGACGGAAAGATAATGCATTCACCAGTGCCACGCGAAGAATTCATCAAAAAATTCAGCGATTATCTGAGGGAACATTATTATTCGGATCAGGCCCCGGAATATTTCCAGACGGGAGAGTTTGAGAATTCCATCAATGAGCAGACGCATAAGCGCTCAGATCGGTTTTCCGAATATTTAATTCCTTGGATCGGGCGAGTGTTCGATCTGAACGGCACGGACATGTTGGAGATCGGCAGCGGCACAGGCGCGTCGACGCAGGCTTTCGCGCCATTCTGCAATTCGATCTCCTGCTATGAAATCGACCAGAAATCCGTTCGCGCTGCGAAAGCAAGGGCCGAGCTGTCCGGCTGGGCGAATGTCTCGTTTGAGGATGAGCCTTTCGGCAAGGCGTGCCGCTTCGCCCAGCAGGGGCGGAGGGCAGACATAGTGAGTTTCGTCGGCGTGCTGGAGCATATGC